TATCTTTTGTAAAGATAAAAAATTATGATTATATTAGATTTAAACCAAGTAATGATTGCTAATTTGATGGCACAATTAGGAGGCCATTCAATAGAAGTAAATGAAAATTTACTGAGGCATATGATTCTTAACTCAATTCGTATGAATCGTGTAAAATTTAAAAACGAATTTGGCGATTTAATTATTGCGTGCGATGACAAGAATAATTGGCGCCGGCAAATTTTTCCTTATTATAAAGCTTCCCGCCGAAAAAATAGACAAGAATCCAAATTAGATTGGAATTCAATTTTTGAAAGTCTAAACAAAGTCAGAGATGAACTTAAAGAATTTTTTCCTTATCCAACAATTCAAGTCGACACTGCGGAAGCTGACGATATCATTGCTGCATTATGCAAAAAATTTGGCAAAGACCTCGGCGGAGAACCTATTTTGATTCTTTCAGGAGATAAAGATTTTGTTCAATTACAATGTTATTCTAATGTTAAACAATATGATCCTGTCAGAAAACGTTGGTTATCTAATTCTGATCCTTATTCATTCCTTTTTGAACATATAATTAAGGGTGATGTAGGAGATGGTGTTCCTAATTTTTTAAGTGCTGATGATGTATTTGTTAGTGGTTCTAGACAAAAACCTGTGTCTAATAAAAAAATGAAAAATTGGATTAGTGATTTATTAATTAAAGATCCTTCAGACGTATTTGAAGGTGAAGAACTTAGAAATTTTTATCGAAATAAATCACTCATTGATCTTAAGGAAGTACCTGAAGAAATTAGTGATTCTGTATATGTACAATTAGAAAATCAAGCATCTAAAGATAGAAGCCAACTTTTTAATTATTTCATTAAGCATAAGCTAAAAAACTTAACCGAAAATTTAAACGAGTTTTAATATGAAACCACCACTAGTAAGCGCTGTTTTAGCTGAAGTACAAGCTAAAAAAACTAAAAAAGAAAAAATTGAACATTTACGTTATCATCGCGGAAATCCTGTGATGAAAGAATTTTTTAAGTACGTTTGGGATGATTCAATTCGGTTCCTTTTACCGGAAGGAGATCCTCCCTATAAACCAAATAAAGATTTAGATGAAAGTGGTTTATATCAAGAATTGCGTAAAATGTATTTGTTTATTGAAGGTCAAACAAATCCTGGCCTCAAGCCTGTACGTAGAGAAGTTTTATTTATTCAGCTTCTTGAAGGAATTCACGCAGATGAAGCAAAGCTTTTATTGTCAGTTAAAGACAAAAAAATGCCCTATAAATCTATTACTAAAAAACTAGTTGAGGAGGCACTGCCTGGTTTACTATGAGTAAGTCAAATAAAAAGCGTTCTTTTATGAATGAAGAAGATAGATACACAGATGGAGTATTTAAAAAGAAGAAAAAGCGAAAAAGCTTTAAAGAATTTAACGATAAAAATTTTAAAAATAAATTAAAATCTAATGATATTAATGGTTTTTTAGAATCTGAATATTATAAATAATTTTATGCCGACATATACATTTAAAAATGAAACCACCGGTGAAACGGAAGAACACTTCCTATCTATCTCTGAATATGATAGATTTAAAGTCGAGCACCCGCATTTAACACGTCACTTTTCAGAATTACCACCGACAGTAGCTGGCATTAGTGCTAAACCTGACGGCGGTTTTCGTGAAGTATTACAACGAATCAAAGCAGCTAATAGGGGGTCTGATATAAACACTTTTTAAATTCAACAACCACAAAGGAAGCTTATGTCACTTTCAAAGAAAAAACGCCGAGCAATTAGAAATAATGATTTGATGATTGAGCGAGGTAATAGCATACAACAGAAAGGTATGAATATTAAACCGGTATATCCTAAAACCTACAGCCAGCAAGCTACATTTGACGCGTATGATTCCGGTTCGCACTTATTACTCCACGGCATGGCAGGCACTGGCAAAACATTCATTTCAATGTACTTAGCATTAAGTGAAATCTTTAACGACATACACTCAACCCATACGAACGTAACACTTATCAGAAGTGTAGTACCCACTAGGGATATTGGATTTCTTCCTGGTAAAGAAGAAGATAAAATTAAAGTTTATGAACAGCCCTATAAATCAATCTGCAACGAATTGTTTAGAAGAGGAGACGCATACGATATCCTTAAATATAAAGGAATTGTTAATTTTATGTGCACATCATTTGTACGAGGATTGACACTTAACGACTCTATTGTTATAATAGATGAAGTTAACAATATGAATTTCCACGAATTAGACTCTGTTATTACTAGATTAGGTGACAATTGTAGAGTAATATTTTGTGGTGATTTTAGACAAAGCGATTTAGTTAAAAAACAAGAACGTGATGGATTATTAAATTTTATGAATATTTTAGATAGTCTCAATGATTTTACTCATATAGAATTTGATAAAAACGACATTGTTCGTTCAGCATTAGTGAAGGAGTATATCATTGCACGAGAACAACTCGGGCTTTGCGCTTAAATTATTTGAGCCAAAGAAACTAAAACAAATAAATGAAGATGGGAGAAGATTGTACGTAACGGAAGGAGGAGAAAAATATCCTTCCGTTACTACAGCTTTAAGTCTTATTGGTCGAAAAAAACTTAATGAATGGCGCCGACGTGTAGGCTTCGATAAGGCTAATAAAATTGGCCAGCAAGCTGCAAGGGCGGGCACTGCTGTTCATAACGTCGCAGAAAAATATGTTCTCGGTGAAGATATAAGCAAAGAAAATCCTATTGCTCTTAGTAAGTTTAATACTATTAAACCATATCTTGATAATAACGTCGATGAAATTTATGGCATAGAATTACGTATGTATTCTGACGAACTCAAGACAGCAGGCACCGCTGACTTAATATGTCGGTACAATGGTAAGAATACTTTACTTGATTTCAAAACGTCAAAGAGGCGTAAAAGTAAAGAAGACATCCTTAGTTATTTTTTACAGTGTTCAGCGTATTCAATTATGGCTAAAGAACATTATAATTTTGATGTAGAACAAATAGTTATTCTTATGACGATTGCCGAAGAACCAACCCCAGAAATCTTCGTAGAAGATATCAACAATTACATAAATAAAACTCGCAAATATTTTGAATATTATCACCAAGGATTATTAAGTGAAAGTTGAAACTCTATTTTCTGAAGTAGTACATTATGAATCCATCGACGCTGATGTAGACTTGTTAGCCAAACAAGCATTAAAGTATGCAGAAGAAAATGATGGAAGAATAGCTTCCAATAGAGGTGGTTGGCAGAGTGGTTATAATCCTAGAATTAGTCCCGAATATGATGAATTGATTTTCCAAATTGAAGATCTTGGAAATAAAGTTGCAAAAGAGTATCAACTTCAAAAACCACTTCAATTAGCAAACTGTTGGTTGAATATCAACGATCAATATGATTATAATCTTGCGCATAGCCATGGCACTTGTTTTTTATCTGGTTGCTTTTATATAAAAACAAATGAACTTATAGAAACAGATCAAGAAGGTAGAATTAGATTTGAAAGAATGGATGCTAGGTATATGTGGATGACGCATAACATGGAACATTTTCTAATTGACAATACGTATGAATTTTATCCAAATCCTCTTAACGTTGAACATCGTAGTATTGTTCCACAAGAATCTACCGCTTATTTCTGGCCAAGTTGGATGTTCCATGGCGTAGAACCACATAAAGACGAAAATCCCCGCATAACCCTCGCTTATAACCTAATCGTCTAACCATATTCAAAAATAATCTAAAAAAAGTCATTTTTTTTCGCAAAAAAACCTATTAAAAACAATAACTTACAATCATAAAAAAAGCCCTTTAAAATCAATAACTTAGAAGTGTACATTTGCGTGTGACCGTGGTAGAATAGCTACCATAAATTGATAAAAGGAAATTAAATAAATGATTGATTATTTAAATATTGCTAAAGGTGCTATCAGATTGTATCAAGGTGATACATGTGTAGCTTTGAGCAATTCAGCTCACTATCTTATCGGTGTAATTCGTGAAAGAGGTGGTCTGAAAAAGCATTACATGGCTTCCTCAACGTTCATTGAAGCGTTGTGTGGTTGTGATGAGTCAGCTGAAGAAGCTGGTTTTGAAAGTTCTTATGAATTTCGTCAGATTTGGAATGAAGTTGAACATGTTCTCTGGAAAAACCAGGAGTTAGTGTAATGACTTTGCAAGAATTCACTAATATGCTCAATAGTCATGATTGGTATTTTAACTATTCTGACGATTCTAAGTGGTATAATCGCGGTCTTCAACAGCGTAAAGCTATTGATGCCGCATATCAAAATTTAAAAGCTCAGGGTCTCGAACAAGAAGCTAAAGACCTTTTTAATGATCTTTCACCTGATGGTTTTCAAATACGTGAACCTCGTAAAATTGATCCTGTAACTGGCAATTGGGCCGACTTATCTTAATTGGAGAAAAAATGAAACTTTTAGTAATTGCTGCTTTGTTGTTAATGACTGGTTGTACTGCAATCAAGCCCTGTGAAGAAAAATGGACTAAACTATATACTGCCAAAGGACAGGTAATGTACGTTTTAGAAGAGTCTAACTGTGTTTCTGTGTCTTTTAAGGAGGCTTATACAAATTGATATCAATGAATCTTCCTTGGATTGTGTCAATCATTGATTCACGCGGGTATCGTTATGCCGCTGGCTATTACGATACGCTAGACGAAGCAAAAGAAATGCATGACACTATTACGTATGGATGTTCTTTTTGGAAAAATATGAACATCACCATATCATCAACTACAATCCATAAAATGGAGCCACATTAATGCTAAATTATTATCAAGAAGTGACTGATAAATGGACTACCGATTATCGTGTTCCATTGCATACTTACATTTTTGATGAGAAAAAAAGACTTGTAGGCTATATTCCTGAAGGTACAACCACTGAGAAATGGCTATCAAAGCCTTCCTCTCAATGGTCTGGCAACCGTAGAAAGTTCATAAAAATTAAATCAATACAATAACTTATGTGCTGGTTTACTTTTTCGCAAAAAATGGTAGAATGGTACTATAAATTAAATAAAGGTATAGATATGAATAGAGTTAAGTTAAACCATGAAGTTGGATCTTCATATATCAAGTTGGAAGAACCTAAAAATGACA